ATAAAGAAAGATTAGTCTACCACCTCCCATGCGTTATATTTAGCCCTGCCGCCAGCTATGCAAGTCTAGGGTAACAAAATAAAAAAGGTTCCTCGATTCTATAACTTATTATTTGCTGGCAATGACTTATAGCGGATTCGAACCGCTACAAGCCCATAGCTAGTGCTGTATATAGCGCACGCTTAACACTAGCCTTATTACGCCCTAAGTCGCCTTTGGTGCGATATTCAAGAGTGATACGGTCAACTTCACTATCTAGGCTTTCTGGCCATTCGTAGTGATTGAATACATACTTGGCTATCTCACTGAATAGCTCTCTGGATAGCAATCCTTCCAGCTGAATTACCTTGCGAGGCGTCAAATTAACATGCTCTGCATAGAGTACATTGATAGCACTGTAGATAGCTTTAGCTTCTTTCTTCGTGCAGTTCTTGACATCCATGATATGAGCCACAATGCTGTTTGGATAAGTAGCCCTTAACGCTTCTACTTCCTTGCGATATCGCTGGAATAATTCCTCGGTAAGTCCAGCATTGGTCTTATCAACCTCTTGTCGGCCTGTGCCACTCTTGCCAGAATAGTTCTCTGACAGATAAGCGTGCAAGTCGTTCATTAGATTGCGTGAGAGAAACCCTTTTAGTTCATTAGCAGTGTCAGGCGACAGTCTAGAGTGTCCTTTAACCACATTGTAGAATCTCTGAAAATATTTCCTAGCTTGACGGCGGTCACACTGTTTAACCTCTTGGATGTGCTTGGTGAGCGTTCTATTATGTTCCGCTTTCAGCTTGTTAAATTCGTCGACTAACCGTTGGAATAGCTCCTCGGTCAGCCCAGCGTTGGGGTAATTACTAGGCATTAGTTCGCCTCCAACAATTCCGGATTTTCGTAGATGTTGCCGATGATGTACGTTGAATCAGCAACATTGCACAAGCGTTCGAAATTATTGTATCTAAACAAACTATTCGTCCACATACCTAAATCGGTTCTGTACTCGACTACACCATCCAACAGTCCGTCTTTTGTTTCCAAAACATCTCCTTCAAAGATTTCTTTGCCGTTCTTATCTCTCAATCCTGTTGATTGCATGAGGATAATATTTTCATCTCTCGGATGCAGTTCTATTTCTTGTTTTCTATTTCTGTAAATCTCTGCCATGCCGTTCATGGATTTCGTTTCTCTATCCCACGCTCTATATTTTGGGATCATTGTCCTCTCTCCTTCAAATAGCTAGGGATGTCATCCCCAACATTTACGCTGTCATACTGCTCCTTGCTAACAAGGAATTTCCCATACGCTCCGCAATCAATCGTGTAGAGCTTGCCTACCATGGATTTTCCAGTGACCTTGCCATGTAGCTCCACTGCGTTATCTGTTTTGTGGATAAGTACCATCTCAATAGGTCGGTTGACTACCCAAACCACTGTACCAATGTTAATCGCCAGCGATAGCACTAGCAGAATCGTCGATACTATTAGCTGATTCTCTCGTTTTCTCTTTAACAAAGTTGTCATCAATCATTACTCCCTTTCTATCCTTGATGTCGTTGTAAGCTATTGTGAGGCACTCCTCTACGTCGTAGCCAAGCTGCAAGCATAAAACTACTAGCGTTACGATAGAATCGCCTATAGCATCTTTTAACGACCATTCTGGATCAACGAAATCATGCGGTTTTAGAAACACGTCTCGAATCTCGCCAACTTCTTCAGTAACCTTCATCCATTCGATTTTAGGATTGCCCTTGTCTAGCCCGTGGCTAATAGCCCAATGGTTGATTTTAGTAATTAGGTTATTCATTCGTTACCTCCTTAACTTCCACGCCTTCGCAATCGAACACCCAACCGAACCCGTTCGTTTCAAGTTCTTTGCGGGTGTGAGTTGTTCTTACCCCCTTCGCCCCATCAGCATCGTCAATAGTCCATTCGTCCAAATGTGTACCATAATTCAAAACGTCGTACCTGTCGTCAATTCCTTTAATCCGAACCATATATCTAGGCTCTTCCTCGACCTCGTAGCCAAATTGGTGCATGTTGACAATTATTTTGATAGCATTTTCGTTTTTGCGATACCAACGTGTGATATCGTCATTTAATGTTTTTTTAGGTACACAGGCATCTTCGTCCAAACTTTCAAACATATCCCAAGCCAAGTAATGTAAGTTTAAGTAAAATTCACCTTTAATTTCCTCATACCAATCTGCCACGTACTGCGGCACTACTGGTTTAGGAAAGATCGAATCATATAAATCCTCAGCGTTGGCTATTGAAAGGCGTCCAGCTGTTGCTAACTTCTGTACTGCTTCATTTCTTTTCATTGTTTTTCTCTCCCAACAAAATCTTTTCTAACTGCTCAATTTCTTTGGAACGTACATAAATTCTATTCGTTCCGTCTGCAAACGGTGTCTTTACAAAAATGATGTTAGGGCCAATAGAGATATGCCCGATATCATCAATGTTTAAAATCGTGTCCACATCAATCCCTTGTGCGATGCTTGTGACTCTAATAAATTTAGCCATTATTCTATCACCCCTTGTAAATTATCAACGCAGACGTTCGAACTATAGTCCTGTCCCCGACGTCTACTGCTACCACTTGGTATTTAATATCAATTAATTCCTCAACACATCCCGATGACAAGTACATGTTGATAGCCATATCAATACTGCATTTATCCCCGGTTTCTGTGTACACCTCTCGTGTTTTAATTGCCATCACATTCCACCATTTCAACCTTATATTTCCGTGCATTGCGATATTTCACACCTAATCTGTGCATTTCGTTAATCGCGTCATCTTTATTCGTGAAGACTTGCTCACTATCTTCCATGTTGTCGTAGTACACGATAACTTTATATTTCATCTTCTACTTCCTCCTCGTAATAATCAATCTTCGCAAAATTCTTAGGGCTAATAGTAATCACCCTTTCTTCTGGATCGATCTGCTGTAAACACAGATAATCCATATTGCCTTGCTCAATCCATTCCAGTATATCTAGAATACGTTTGTAATCTTCTTTCACCTTGATAGTTTCATCCGTGTATGGATTTTGTAATCTAATATTTGTCATAGTTCACTCCTCGTTTTTATCTTAGTGCGTATTTAATGCCAGCCATACGATCATTCCACTGTTTTACCATTGACTATATCCATAGCCTCCTTAACACTTCTTGCCACGCCAACGAGTGCTCCTCGTTTTCGCATGGCATCCATAAATTTCTTTTGGTCGTCTCTCACTCGACCTTTTTCATTTTTTACCTCGATGAAAAATACCTGTCCGTCTGGTCTAAATCCAAATAGGTCACAGAACCCTTTCGGTGCTCCCGTATCGAACCAACGCCCGTCCGCCATTCTGACTTTACCAACGTTAATTCGAAATACCATATAGCCAGCTTTTGATAATGCCACCCGTATTTGGTTTTGAATACTATGTTCAGAACTCACTAAAATAGTTACCTTTCTTATTTTTGGAACAGTAACCTTCTAAAATCCAATGATATCAACGGTTTTGACTGTTTTTTTGCTAATTCGTTACCGTTACCGTTATGAGTTCTACTTATATATACTTTATTTATTTTATTTATTTATTATTTCAGTATATAAATAAGGTAACAAGGTAACTAAGTAGAGTGAAACGGTATCGTTAAAGGGTTTGTGAGGGTTACCGTATGTTGATTTTTACGGTAACTTAAACGGTAACGGTAACTTTTTCATAGCATACTGTAGCCGCGTCACGTTCTTCATCCGACCAAGAGAATGTGTAATAATGTTTCGGAACATCAATTGAAGGGATGAAACCTTTACCCGGTTTCGAACGTTTTTTTATCCATTCAGGCGGTACTACTTTAGCTAATTGATTTTCAAACTTGCGTTTCGTCAATTTTGTAACGCCTTCTTCCTTGCACCATTCTTGATACAACCACCACAAAAACCTTGAAGGCAGGCGAGTAGATTCGAATTTATCGAACCATTCGACTACGAATGATTTAACGGTATCGTTGCTTTCCTTGAAATCTTCCAAAGCTTCAATAGATGCTTGCGGTTCGTCAAATCGAGTGAAGGATAGCTCTAACGCTTTCTTTAAAACGTATTCGAGGACATCTTTGCGATAAATGTAGTCGTCTTTGATTGCCCAATTATCATCCTTTGTGCTGAATGATTTTTTAAACGGTATGATCACAAAACGTCGATAAGTTCCGTTCGTTTTATTCTTAAACCGTGGTAACTCGTTCGTTGACTGAATAACCGTCTTCTTAAAGACTGTGGTATAAGGTTGTTTGTTCTTTTCCTCGACCAATACTGGCTCACCGGTAACAACCGAGTTAAAGTTAGAAGATTCATCCACATAGATACCCGCTTGCACATCGTCCCCGATGATAACTGTCTTACCTTCAATCATCGAAAGTGAGAAACGTTCTGAGAATTGATTGAGCTTCAGACTGGCAATGTTCTTAATTCCGACAAGGTTGGTGATAAGTTGCTGCACTGTTCCCTTACCGTCATTACCCTCACCGACAAACCAGATAGATTTTCGGTAAGAGTAATTTCCGTTAAGGCTTGCAGAAATGACTTGCCAGATAAGTTTTACAAGGGCTTCATCCCCACTCATAAGGTCTAGTAACCAACCATCCACATCCCAACCGTCAATCACTGGTGATTCTGCAAATTGGTCGTAAGAGGTAGCTATTGTTGAAAAGGCTACGAACTCATGCGTGAATGGTTTTAAGATACGTTCCTTCTTATCGTATATTCCATTCTTAACAAGGATAAAACGGTTAGGTTCTTCAAACTCACCGACAGCAAAGTTACAAGAGAAATCCTCTCGTTGGTTAACCCTGGTAGTCGATGCAAGCATGAATAGAACGTTTTTAGCCTTGGTCTCATTAAAGTTAGGCTCTAGCAATCGAATGACACGGTAAGCAAAACTAGGGTCTTTGTGGTAGTAACCTTTATCTGGGTCATAAATAGCCACACGATCATTAGGAAGGTTAATGATATAGAGGATTTCTTCCATCCCTTCCGCTACTGCTAATTCAGTTAGGCGGGTAGGTGGATTATCCTTTTTCTCCTCTACGCCATATTGGTTGGGTTTCTTCCACGATGCTTTCTCTAGCCACATTTCACGGTAATTTTTACATGCTAAACGGATTTCTCGCCAATCGTTAGGCTTTTTTAGGAACACTGGATGGTCAACAACTCTTTCCTTGTATTCTTCATTAATCTGTTGAATATGTGGCGGTATTTTCATGTTTACTGTCTGTGTCCTTTCTAAGCATACTTGTAAACGTCCTGTCGAACTCGCTTTCTGACAAACTTTCCGGAGTGTAGTGATTGGCAATTTTTGCTAACAAATAAACCGCATCCACATCTACCTCACGAATTAGTAGGCCACCGACGAAACTAGCTAGGGCGTTATTTCTTCCGCCTTTATCACCAAAACCGAAAACGATTTGCTCGAATAATTTAGACGTTTTATTTGAAAACTCACCTTTTTTATAGTTTGTTGAAAAACTTAAAGGTTTATATTCCTGCTCCGATTTCAGGATATCCACTATTTTTTTAGGGGCTTCAGCTATCGTGTCGGTGTCTTTGTTCCAAGAGTACTTCCCTTTCGGGTTATTACTGGGTGCTACCAAAATGTAATTATTGTTGTTTGCCTTAATATCAATACCAGGCTTTACACGGATATCTTGGCTAATATTCACGCCTTTTGGTTTTTTTAAGAAGATATGTTTCCCACCAGAAGGCGTATTAGCCGTTAATGTTTTCGGAATATACTTGGATAGCTCCCAATCTTCTAAAGACTGGTAGCCATCCTCACTTTCTGAAACATCGATATCGATGACAAAAAAGTCAGTCGTCCGTAGTGCAATGTTGGCGTCTGGATGTTCGTGCCACAAACGTTTTACTTCTTCTTCACTAAACGTCTTATCTTTGAACTTGGTGACTGCACGTTTACTTGTTTTGTCTATTGGGATGACCGAAAAACCTAGCTTTTGATAATGAAGGGCGTAATCTACCATCCCTACCATAGCTTTAGAACGGCAAATCTAGGTCTGATACTTCGGGTGCTTTTTCTGTTTTTGCAGAATAAGGTGGCAACTCTGTTTGTTCACGTTTTTTAACACGCAAATTTTCATAAACCTTGCCATTCCATTCTGAAGTTTCGTTTTCAACCGTAACTTTCATAGACTTACCTTTGATAAGATCTAGGAATTGCTCGATTGTTTGGATATCGGTTTTTTCCGGAACTTTAGCAGCCTTACAATACATTTGAAGCACCCACTCTGGATATTTCAGAGTGGTCTTGTTGACATATACTTTGTCAAAGATCAGATTGTTACGGAATTTCTGTTGATAATCATCACGGATTTTAAGACGAATATCCAAGAAATCTGTTCCGCTTTGTGTTGCCGATTGTTCAGCTTGTGATACATAGACTTCATAAGTTCCGTTTTCGATTGCTGCGAATTGTTCTGCCGCTTCATAGTTTACTGAAAGAATTCCCATAGTTTTTTATCTCCAAATATTTAATTCATTTTGTTTGTGCCACAACCACCCTGGTTGATAGCCGTTAAGTAGTCGGAACGCTTTAAGTTCCGCTAGGTTTTTACAACGTGTGTAATTTCTCTTGTAGGTCTTAACTCTGCGATAAATTTCCGCTTCTTCTTTTTTGACTTCTACCATCTCACCTTGGATGGAAACAAATTCCATTCCTTGGTTGATTTCTTGTAATTCGATATCAACACTTTCTTGTTCGACATCTCTGATTTCTTTTTTCTTAACAACCACTGCTCCACAATAAGGACAGTTCCCGTCAATTAATTGATCTCGCCAAAACGTTGCAAAACAATCTTCACATGTAACAGTTGATTTCTCACTATTATTTTTGCTAGATTTTACACCTTCCAATGTCCACTCACGGTCATCGTTTGGCAATCCGTGGATGTTGTAATTCCCAACGTGGTCAATTAAGATAGCTCTTTTACCTTCTCTGGGATTTAACGCCCTCATGGCAAATTGTAAATAGAGCGATAATGATTTAGTTGGTCTCAACATGATACAGACATCAACACCTGGCAGGTCAATTCCTTCAGTGAATAAGTTGACATTTACCATAATCATTAGCTCGCCATTTCTAAAACGTTCCATAGCTTCAGCACGCTCTTTTTTTGGTGTTTTACCGGAAACTATAGCAGCACTATAACCATTCTCGTTGAAACGATCAGCAACTCGTTTAGCATATTCTACG